CATGTTACTTAAATGGTTTTCTACCGAATGTGTCCCTTACAAGAGTTAAACTTGTAAACGTGTTTCTAGGTGTAACTCTATGGCACAAACTTGATATCATATATATACCACTACTTTCCTTATTTACTTCTGTTTTTTGATTTATAGAGAGTTCTGGGAAGTCACAATGAATCAAGTCCCCTGCTCTTAAACTAAAGTCTCCAGCAATCGTAATATTTACTTTGATCGTAAACATTTGGTTATATCTCATAATGGATTGAACCATTGTATTAGTAGCATCGTATGTTGGATCAAAAGGAGTATTCTTCCAAGTTGCTAACTGAGAATCAATGTCTTTTCCGGATGGTAATGTACCAACGTCCAAGACATGACTCATCAATCTGGAAGTTGGTTTTCTAAACTCATCGGCAACATATCTAATATCTTTTGATCCAGCGTTTACAATTTTATCTTTTTGATAATCATCAACATTAAAGTTTCTTACTCGATAGTCCATACCATAAAAATCAAAAAAGATACTACGATTTGAATATGTTCCTAACGTAAGATTTTGTTGTAGATCAATGTCTCTTTCAATAGTATATGATAAAATTTTATCATCATATTCACCTGCTTTTGGTTTATCTGCTGTGTTGGTAAAGATATATTTCTTCTTTGCCTTTTGATTATTCTTCTCAAAGAGTTTGTCTATGGACTTAAACTTAAAACCATCATAGGTTTCGTAGAATAAGTAACCAGCAGTACCACCTTTACTTGTCTTTCCATCAATAGAAAGTTCTGGAACTGATTTTGATGCTAACCATGTGCAAACATAAAAAGGTTTCTTATCATTTCCAATAAAGTTGTAGTTAATGAGAGTCGAATCAGATTCAATATTTTTTTGAGTATTAAGACCTTTCTTGTCTTTTAGTATTTGATTTACACTATCGGATATTTTTCCATCATATCTTTTTGTAACCCTAGTTTGTTCATTTGAAATAAACTCACGAGTGCATAAATCTATAGAATAAACATCTTTTTGAGTCTCTGGATTTACTCCTCTAACTCTATTTACATAAAAAGAAGTATCTGCTTTAAAGGTCAACTTATTCGGTTTACTTTGAGCATCCTCAACAATTAAAAATACTTGTTCTCCCCCACGAATGGGAAGAGCATCTAACATTCCTTTATTAACTGGTGTTTTTGATGAATTATCAGTAAAACCCGTCTCTACGATTGTGGCAGTCGCTGATATTGAATTTGACAGTACATTTTCATAGTAACTTATTTCAACGGCAGCGGGTGCCATATCAACAGAGTCGCCACCACTCTTTGCTTGAAAGATTTGAAATTGACTTATATTACCAGATCTAGTTGCTGAGTTATTTGCCATTATCCTTGTTTATACAAAAATCCGATCAACTGTGATTGATAATAACTATTTAACGCTTGTTTTTTATCCATTCCAACTGGAAGTATTGTTGTTCCACCTGGCATTGATTTTGATTGATTAGTTCCACCAATTGGTATTGGAATGATAGTTGATGAATTTGATTGACCAAAAACTTCATATTCTGCTTGCTGCATGATTTGAGGAATCTCTGCCGACATTGATGGGGCAGTCATTGGCGCTATTTGTGCTGGTGTTATTTCTGGAGTTGGTGTTACTTGTATTGATGTTGGTGTTATTTGTGGAGTTGGTGTTACTTGTGTTGCTGCTTGTTGTGCGGCAACATCAGCTTGTTGCTGCCTTTGAGATCTTTGACTTAGAGGTAAACCACCAGATCTAGCCCTATCTAAAGCAGCAGCAACAGTTTCAGGAGAAATAGAAGCGCGATTGCCAGCAGTTCCAGAGTATCTAGACTCACCTTTACCTCTACCAGCTTCATCATATGCCAATCCAATTGAAGCAAACTCTCTTGCAAGTTCTTGAACTGCCTCAGCTCTATTTGAAGACTCACCACGAATGTATCTACCAACTTCAGGTCTTTTGAAATCAACAACATAAGTTCTAAACATATCTTGAATTTCTTCCGTAAATTTAGTTCTTGATGTATCAATACCTCTGCCTTTCAAATATTTTATAAATCCAGGCATTGTTATTTTAATGATTTGATATTTCCCAACAGCACTAACTTTACCTGCTCGCTGTGCTGCATAAATTTGATCAACAGTCATGTCGGTCAAATCTTTTCCAAAGATTGATCTTGCTCCACCCGGAGTATCTCCAGCAACTCCTCTGTTTACAGAGTTGACTCCACCTTCACCACCAGAAATTATTTCAAATAAATCACCAGATGAAGTTGTAGTTGCTCCTCCACCTTCAGTTGGTTCTTTGTATCCACGAATACTATCAATAACACTTTGAATACCTTTAAATAAATCTCCAATAACAGGAATTTTTTTGGTTATCTCTTCTAAATTTTTTTTCAACCCATTTGTATCTGCTTCTTGAGATGGGATGCCCATTATTTTTGCAATGATATTTGCGCCACCAGAGGCAATCCATTTTAATCCATTCCAAATAGGACTCAAAACCTCACCAAGTTTAGTAACAAAATTTTTAAATTGATCATAAAGACCTTTAAAAAACTCAACTATTTTTTCTAGATTTTTAAAAATAGCAAGAACTATAGAACCAATTAAAATATTTTCAAAGAACTTCATGATATTAAACTTATCACCAGGAAGTTTTGGTCTGAGTTCTAATTGTTTTCTCTTTTTTGTTTCTAATTTTTTTTCTCTGTCTTTTAATTCTTCAGACCTCTCTACTTTCTTTTTATTTTTTTCATCTACTTTAGTTGTAGTATCTTTATTTTTCAAAGCATCAATGATACCTTTCAAAGTATCAGAAATTTTGCTAAAAGTTTCCTTTAAATTTTTTCCGCTTTGTTCTTTGCCGGGTGCTAAGAGTCCTGCTGGTTTTACTGATGGCAAAAATAAATCGGAAGATATTGACTTCTTTTTAATAACTGGTTGTTTAACTATTTCTCTTTCACTATCAACCTTTTGAATGGCAGAACTTTTTTTCTCATTCAGAATTTTGTTCTTATCAATTTTTTTAGTTGATGGTAACAATGCCTTTGCAGACATTCCTATTAGTGTTGGTAACATTTTATCCTACCACATTATAGATCGCTCTAACAACCAAAGTAGTCATGTTGTTTGGGTCCTCAGAAGAAAAAGATGGCACTGAGGTTTGCAATGCTGCAGAATTACTTTGAGACGCTTGTTGACCACCCATTGGAATTGGTAAAGGGACAATATTACTTCTTCCAGTTGGTGAAGGTATAGATGGTGTTGGTGGTTTTGTTTGCGCTAATTGTGCAGCCTCAACCTTACCAGTAAAAGGTGCCTGAGCAGGGAAACCTATTTCAATGGGATCAATAATATTTGCCCTTGGCCTTCCAACTTCACCCATCACTCTAGAAACTTCCCAATGAAGATGTGGCCCAGTGCTTTGTCCTGTAGAACCAACTCTACCAATAATATCTCCAGGAGATACAGTATCTCCAACTTTAAGTGGAGATTGTTCTATCATATGTCCATAAAAATGTTCAAACCCATTAGAATCTTTAAATACAACATAATTTCCATATCCACCATCCACACCTTTATCTGTAATTATGGATTCTGAAGGAACTGTCAAACCAGTTCCTGATGGTGCAGCAATATCTCTTCCACGATGCGCTCTTCCTCTAGATGCACTGTAAGCAGATGCTTTCTCACCAACAGTAATTGGAGCATTTCCAGTTATTTTACTTGCTTTAAGTGCTTCTCTATCTCGTGCTCCTGCAAATGGACTTTTATAATCGGTAGTTTTAGATGCTTGTGGTTGAATTTGAGGCTTTTGTGGATCGATTTTTAAATAATTATATAAAACTTTTTTCTTTTCTGCTTTCTCTTTTTGTTTGAGTTTAATTTGTTCCCTAACAGATTGCATTTCGGCGTTAATATCTTTTTTAGTTCTTGATTTCCCACCAGGAATATTTCTTGGTCGTTCTTCCTGCAAATCTTTTAATTTTTCATTAAGATCATACAAATCTTGATTAGATCTTGAAAAATCTACGGCAAGTTCTCTTGCTTTTGATTCTTTCGCTCTAGCAGCATCAAAAACTTTTTTTTCTTCGGCAGACATTTCAGTTGTAGATTTTTCCATCTTCACCATCTTACCACCTTTACCTTGCACAGTTTTATATGCTTTACCTTCCTCCTTTAACTGAGAGTATGCTTGTCTAACTAGAGGATCTTCTCCAGCAGCAACTCCCAAATCAAGTTTTGCAGCTGCTGTCATTATCTGAGGAGCAACAAAAGTTTCAACAGCCTTTGCTGCTAGTCCTCCTGCTAATGGAGCCAACACAGTCATACCTAAAAATGGTGCTACTCCAGGTATCTTCAAAATTGCACCCAAAGCTCCACCAAGTTTTCCCAATGCTCCAGTTAGAAGTCCAACTCCACCAAGAACAGCACCTGTCAATCCCAACAGAGTAGAAGCAATTGGTAATGCAGCAATCGCAAGTAATCCACCAAGAATCAATGGAGCATTGTTTGTAAGGAAGTTACCAAAATCATTAATAGTCTTTTCGTTTGCGGGATTCTTTAACCACTTATATAAACCAAGAACCACAGATCCAAGAAGTATATTTTTAAAATATCTTTTAATACTTTCAAAGAAATTATCTATAGGTGTTGATATTGCTTTTGGTAGTTTAAACTCACCGTCTTTCTTTTTTTCTAGAGCATCTTCACGATCTTTTTTCTTTGTCTTTTCTATTTTCTTTCTTTCATTCTTAGCAGTTTCTTGATCTGCTTTATTTTGTCCTTGTAATATACTTTTAATAGAAACTAAAGAAGTTAATATATTTGTAATACCAGTCTGTACGTCACCTTGTAAGGATTTAATCTCTACTCCATCCTTTTGTTCTTCTTCTAGAATAGGAGGAAGCAGTTTCTGAGATTTAATAATAGCACTAGTACCAGAGGGTGCCTTTCGATTTAATACTTTATCAATACTCACTTTCTTTTGCTTTACTTTAAATCTTCCTGTTTTTCCTCTAACTCTCTTAAGTTCATTTGTAACTAGTTCAACACTCTCAGTTGTCATTTGAGAGTTAGTCATTCTTCCCTTTACTGCAGCCTCTTTTAAAAGAGATGCGTATTCTTCATAAGTTAAATCAAAAACATCTTCCAATCCCAAGATTGAAAGAATTTGAGAATCTATATTTTCTTCTACTAAATCGTTTGATTTTTTTGATGCAGCATTCGAAGACGTTCGAGAACCTTTATCCTCAGGACTTTTTAATAAATTTGCTAAACCCCTAGGATTTGTATCATCCATTTTGCTGCTGTCTTAATTTTTCATCTTCCAGATGTTGTTGCAATAATCCAACATAGATATCCCTTTCCCAAGGAATCATATTTTCAATCTCTGTTAATGAATATTTATGGAACTGCATCAACGCAAAATTAATCTTGTAAAAATTTTCAAGATCCATATGGACCATACCTATGCGAAAAAACTGGATAAACCCTCCAATACGACAGTGCTTTCAACTTTAGTTTTTGGGTTTGTAAAGGTAACCTCATGCGAAAGCTTAGGCATAGTTAAAAAGAATTTTTCAACGTCCTTAAATTGAACACTATTCATTTGTTCCAAAAAGTCAACTAACTCTTTTTTTGTAACGTCTGCTGATGACCAAACCTCTTCGTCATTATAGATTTTATCCACACAAGATGCAATCAAACCAAAAGACTCATCAATAGAAGTGTCTTCACCAAAATTAAAGTTGCTCTTGATAAATTGCTCTAGGGATGGATACTTCAGTTCTAGAACCAAATTTTCATCAAGTTTAATTTTGTTTGTATGACCATCTACCTTTTTAACTTTAATCTCATCAATATCAATCATCACTGGTACTGATGTTTGTTCATCGTCAGGAGCAATTAAGTTGACCTCAATTTGTTCACCAACAGATTTTCCACGAATGTTAAGAAACAAATATTCAATATCAAACGTTGGAAGATTCTCTACCTTGATTCCTTTTGTTTGTATGCAATTAGAAAGAACTGTTTTAATTGCATTTGAAATTTCTTTTATGTTCTCAGACTCAAGTGCCAATACAAGTAATTTTTCTTCTTTAACTAGGAAGGGTCTAAACTTAATTGTTTTTCCATTTGATGGCAATTCAAGTTCATAAGTTGGTGTTGCAATTGTTGGTAAAGGCATGATGTCCTATAAATGTTTCAGTAATGATATTTATTATGCAATATCTCGTGTAAAGTTTGTTGCATCCTGTCTTCTATCTCCAGGGCCTTGTCTCTGATCTGCGGGTGTTCCTCCTCTTATAATACCATTGTTGTAATACTCATTTGTAAGAACTCTTCCTAAGCGACTTGTATCAAATTCAGGTATTTGTTGTTGGGCAGTTGGTGGAACAGAAATTTCTGGAACTCCTGGAGATCTTGTATCTCTTAATCCAAAAGTAGAATTTGAAAATCCATTTCTTTCCATAACATAACGAATAAATGAAAATGATATATTACATTTTAACAACTGACTTTGTTCATAACTAACAGGCATTGATTGGATGCTAATAGGAAAAGCACTAACAAAAGTATAATCTAGGGTTGATGTTGACCCCCCAAAGTGATGATCTTTTTCAAATTTTGATAGGTACATGTTTATTTTGTAATCCTCAGGATATGACATCCTGTGAAAAACATATGGACTTTTATATGCTGCTCTTGTGAAGTTTTCATCTACTCCAGTTATGAAGTTTATCCAAGATTCAAAAAATTCCACAACCTTATAACTTCTATCAACATAAAAAGTTAAATCAAGAGATTCATCATACATTCTACGATAAACCATTTTTTCACTTACACCAGCATAATCATTTGTTACATCATGAGTTGCTAGTGCTGAACCTGGGAGATTTGCTTCAGAACACAAAAGACTAATATTATCTATATCAATATTCGATACACCTTTAGAACGTGCTTTTCCTGCAACTGCCGGAGGTACAGGAATAGTAAGACGATACAAAGATGTCTTAGAAATATTTAATAATCTAGATTTTACATCACTAACTGAAATATTATCTGGGCGGATGCCTGCCATCTATAAATACTTTTTGACCTTATATATTATGTAGTAGAGATAATGGCAGAAAGTATTAAAAGCAAATACAAACCATCTTATCCTCAAAAATACATTGGAGATCCCAACAATATCATTTGTAGAAGTAGTTGGGAGCGTAAGTTTTGTCATTGGTGCGACTTAAATGAAAATATTATTGCTTGGGGTAGTGAAGAAATTTATATTAAGTACTACGATCCCGTTAAACAAAAAGTAAGAAACTATTTCCCAGACTTCATTATTAAAGTTAGAGAGCAGTCTGGCGAAATAAAAAAATACATTATAGAAATTAAACCAAAGAAAGAAACTGTAGCACCAAAGCCAAGGTCAAGAACAACTAAATCTTATCTCCATGAAGTTTATACTTACGCAACTAACCAAGCGAAGTGGAAAGCAGCACAAGAATTTTGTAAAGAT